GACGATTCTGATGCTGATGAAGACGATTCTGATGCTGATGAAGACGATTCTGATGCTGATGAAGACGATTCAGCTAAAGATGAGCCGTTAGTTATTGCGGCAAACTCTCTAAAAGACGCCTCTAGACTTTATGCCCAGCATAAAGGTAACGGCGTATCTATCTCTTCTGGCGACTTTGACGTTGAATACTGTTTATGCTCTTCAGATACCTGCAATGCCCACATCCTTTCAGATGTAGAAGTTGCAGAGTGCCCGGCGTGTTATTCAGACGTTAAACAGCCTGCATCCGAAGCCCTTAGCTCTGAAGGCATGTTATCTTTTTCCAGCGATGACCTGGACACTGATATTACTGACGATTCCGATGAGTCCGATGATTCAGATGATGAAGACGATTCAGATGATGAAGACGATTCAGATGATGAAGACGATTCAGATGATGAAGACGATTCAGACGATTCAGACGATGAAGAAGACTCGTTAAGTGACGATGATGTAGATGACAGCATCGAAGACGATGAAGATGATATTGACGATCAAGACGGCGATACTACAGAAGTTGATGTTGATCCTATGGACGACGTTGATTCATCTGAAAGTGCTCATAAAGATCTGGATGTTGCCTACTGTGGTACCCTACAAGGTGGTTCGAAATGGTTAGCGCTCTACAAAGGCCAACCTATTGCGAGCATTAGTCGTTCCGATGCCGGTAAGAATCAAGGTATCTTTGATACTGCGACCTTTGGACAAGCTGTGCTCGCAAGTGCTAAACACGCTGGGGTCCGTGCTACCTTAGAAGAGCTTGGATTCAAGAGCTTTATTCGTACTATCTCTGTATCGTCTATTGTAGACCGTCTGTCTTCAGGTAAGATCGAAGAAGCTACCAAGGCATTAGCAAGCTCGCAAGAGCAGTACCAAGAGCGTTTCCAGGCAGCGTTGGCTACAGCCGCCGTTGGCCTTAACAGGGGGTTCTTTGTTAATGAATCTAATCCTCTGAAAGATGCGTTCCACAGTGCGTTGTCAACCTCCGGTATTCGTAACCCAGACTCAATCATAGCCAATGTGTTCCGGACCACTGCAGATCCTTACCATAAAGTCTTGTTTGCAAAAGCTAACGACATTATGGCTAAGCCTGAAGAGGTTCAGACAAGCCTTGCTAAGACTGTCCTTGAAACGAACTACTCTGAATCGGTCTCTAACAATGGCATGTCCATTGATGACCGTCTAGGTAACATGGGAACAGTTGTTGCTTCTGACAAAGTTGCTACTCCTGCAGTAGTAGATGTTTCTGTGTCTTCTACCGTAGACCCGTCAGTAGCGAAAGTGGTAGCAGGTCTAGGCAAGCGTAGATAAGAGACCAATCCAATCTAGACAGTGGTCTAGGTTTAAATTTTTTCAAACTCTAAGGAGTATTTTTATGTTACAACTTCGTGAAACTCGTATTGTCCTTACTCAGATCTCTGATGTCCTTTCAGGTCACGTGGTCGCTGAGGAAGGTGTTGCTCTTGCCTATGTTAAGGAAGGCGCGGAAACAAAGGTACAAACATCCACAGGTGTTGCCGGTGAAATTTTTGCTGGCGTAAGTTTAAGCCGTAACGTCCCACCTGCGGTCTTGCCACTGGTTATCGATGGACTGATCGCTACAGACAATACTTTTGAATTGCCGCGTAATCCTATTGCCGGTCAATTGCTGGTAAAAATCAACGACGTTGAGGCCACAATTGTTCCAGGAACACCGGTAGCTGCGGACGAAGTCCAGGTCGGTAATTTGGTCCTGAACTTTACAGGCGTTGCAGGTGCTAAGGTATCGGTACAGATGATGTACTCACCTACTGTTATCGAAGCCCGTTCAATCATTGGCGATGCTCCCATCGGTGGATTAAGCTCTACTGCCCAAGGTTCAATCGGCGTAATCAAAGACGCAATCATCGGAACAAACATGTACGATGCGAGTGTCGATTGGTCTGCTGCTATGTTCGTCAAACTGGCTGCCGGTGGTACGTTTACTGTAGGTACTCTTTTAGATCACATCCCCAACGTGATCGTCAAGGTTAGCCCAAGTGCAGCAAACCCTTTCTTGGTTCTTTCTCTCAACGTGGCATAATCCCAAACATATTGGATTAGTTCACCCTTAAATTTTTATACGGAGTTTTAATTATGCAAAACCAATTCGCAGGAGCCCATCTGGTTCTGAAAAATGGCAACCCACTTGAAGAGCTAAGATTCGGTAAGTCAAACATGGCTGCCCTGTCTTCATCTACAGGTGAGTTCAATGCTAACACTACCCAAGAATTGACGCAGGCTATCTCAAACTTAATGGCGGCTGTCGCTAGTGGTCAGGTTGTTCCTGCCTCTAAATCAGCCCTGTCTACAAGCGCTGAATACGCCCGTGATTTACAAGATCGTCGTGAAGTTCTGGCTGCTGCCTACAATGACACTACCGGTGAAAAATGGCAGTCTTTGGGCAGCTCAATCGCCTTACAGTTACAAGAACAACGTAACCGTGAAGGCTTCATGCGTCGTATCTGCGTAGGTCAGACCCTGAAGCAAGGTGAGATCGCTCGTGTTGCTATGACTGCCTGGGACTCTGTTGCGGTTGTCGCTACCTCGGCTTCCAATATCGGTTTCCAGGTCATTCGTCACAAAACGTTCCAACCGGACGAGTTTGAAGTCAACGCAAACCTGCGTGTTGAGCAATTACAGATCGAACAGGTTTCGGGTGATATCTTAGAAGATATTTATACCCAAGGTCTGGACGCTGTCATGGTTCAAGAAGACAGAATCTGGAAACGTTCTGCTGATATGACTGTCGGCGTTGTTAATCCTCTGGAATACATCAGCGGTCAATTGAGTCCAGGTATGCTGGCCCGATTGAGAACCGGTGTGACCAACTGGAACTTGCCGGTAACGAGCGCTATTTTGTCTAACGACTTTTGGAACGACATTATCGGCAGTGCTGACTTTGCTTCGTTCTTGGATCCCGTCAACAAATACGATTTGGCCTTAAACGGTTACCTGGGTACTTTGGCTGGTATGAATCTGATCACAGATGCGTTCCGTCAACCTAACCAAAAGGTACTGAACCAAGGCGAGATTTACGTTATCGCAACTCCGGAAAACCATGCGGCCTATACGGATCGCGGCGGTATTCGTGCTACTCCTACAAGTGGAGCGGATCAAGGAAATACAACACGCGGATGGCTTCTCTCGGAAATGCTTTCGTTCATTCTTGCCAATCCCCGGAGCGTCCAAAAAGGTATGCGTATCTAAGTCTTTACACCAAGACCAAGTACGTAGATAGACAAAAGGCTGGTCTCTAGAAATAGGGCCAGCCTTTTCTTATGTCTAGAGATCTGTAGAAACTGTAAATATCGTATAATAACACCTTAT